ATGTATGTTATGAATAAGTAGTTAAATTAGGGGCTTTTAGCCCCTTTTTTATTGCTTTTATTTTAAAATATAGTATTATATGTATAACTGGGTGATGCTCTTATCGGACTGCCCCAGCAGACGATGCAACGATTGATAAGAGAAACTTTTGCATAGGAAAACATTTTATGGCTCGCAGTACTTTTTCAGGCCCGATTTTATCTGGCGCTAATCGTTTTGGCCCACAACGTGACGTTGGCTACTCTGTTTTAACACAACAAGCATTTTTAGACTTTGCAGTAACAACTCCAGGAACTGCTAACTACAGTGGTACATCTGGCGTATTTGTTTCATCAAATAATATTCCAAATACCGTAGCTACAATTTGGACTCCACAAAACGGTTCTTATAGTAACAGTGGTCCTACAGTAGCATCTGCTCCTACAGCTGATGCAACAGGTACAGCTTATCGTGGCGCAGTATTTTTACTCCCACAAGGTTCAAATATTACTGACGTTATTGTTGATGTTGGTGCTATGCCAGCTGACAATGCTGGTTCTCCAGTAACTGTTACATCAATTCAACCATACATCTCAAACAACTTTGCTACATCAACAGGTGTATATGGTGTTATGTCTGCTATTACTTCAGCAGGTCGTGGTACTGCAACATTTACAGGTACTACATTAGATAACGCTAATGGTACATTATCAGACGTTCAAAACATTCAACCTGGTACTCAACCTACATGGTTCTCACAAGTTGTTGTTACCTTAAAAATGACTGCTACAAGTTTAGGTACTTTAGCATCAGGTCAAATCAATATTACTCTTAAGTATGCTCAACAAGATCTTAATATTGGTAATGGTACAACATACCCATATGGTAACTTTGATTAATTAATCTGATTGGGGGTTTAACCGCCCCCTTTCTATAACTAAGGAGATTAATTATGACAATGCAAACCGATATTAAATCAGCGCATACTAATACCTCAGCCGTGTTAGTAGCTTTTCGTACACGCCTAAGACAAATTACATTTAATAGTAATGGCACAGCAGGAACACTTATTCTTTATGATAATGCATCGTCTGCTTCAGGAAATGTTTTATGGCAATTTGATTTTGGAGCTAACGTGATAGCTGTACCTGTATTGTTACCAGGTGAAGGTATACTTGCTTACAATGGTATTTATGCTTCATTAACTAATGCCAATTCATGTACTATTTGTTACGGATAATATTATGATTTCTCATTTACATGAAAGTACAAAACAAGCTATAGATACAGCATCAACTATTACAGTCGTAGGAACTATTATGAATTGGTTACCAGCAGCAGCTGCTTTATGGACAATTGTATGGACATCAATTCGTATTTATGAAACTAAAACTGTACAAGACTGGATCAAATCTAGGAAAAATAAAAATGCCTAGTGTATCTAAAAAACAACATAACCTAATGGCAGCTGTGGCTAAAAATCCTAAGTTTGCTAAAAAAGTAGGTATTCCTCAATCCGTTGGTAAAGATTTTGCAACTGCCGATAAAGGTAAGACATTTAAAAAAGGCGGTGTATCATTAGCCGTTGGACGTGGTGAAAAACTTCCAGTATCTAAAGGTGCTGGACTTACTGCTAAAGGTCGTGCTAAATATAATGCTGCAACAGGATCTCATTTAAAAGCTCCTCAACCACAAGGTGGTCCTCGCAAGAGATCATTTTGTGCTAGGATGTCTGGAATGCCTGGTCCTATGAAAGACGAAAAAGGTCGTCCTACACGTAAGGCAGCATCGCTTAAACGATGGAATTGTAAATAGGAGATACAATGGAAGATGATATTAAGCAAGATAAAAAGCTTATTAAACGAGCTTTTGGAATGCATGATAAGCAAGAACACAAAGGTCAACATACCGATTTATCTAAACTAAAAACAGGTGGAAAAATTATGAAGAAACACAAAATGAAAGAAGGAAGCGCTGCAGAAGAACGTGGCGAAAGCAAAGCTTTTGAAGCTAAAGAAGACGAATCAAAAGAAATGCGTAAAGGCGGTAAAGTTAAAAAAATGGCTAAAGGTGGTATGGCTGAAGTTATGGGTCCAAAATCAATGTCTAAAGATGTTGAAGCTGGTTCTAATAAACTTAAAAGCTTTGGTGAATCTAAAGTTCAAAAACGTGGTGATACTAAAGGTAAAAACTTAGGTGATTCAGGTCCAACAAGAATGTGCGGTGGTGGTATGAAGAAAATGGCACGTGGTGGTGGTATTGAATCTAAAGGCAAAACTAGAGGACGTTTCTGCTAATCATGGCTAAAGATGATTATAAAGGTCCAACACCAGAAGAAATGGATCGAGCAGCTAGAATGATGGAAAAAAATATTCCTCCAGTTGCTCCATCTAAACTAGAACCAAAAGCTCCAGTACCTCCTGTTACTATATCAGTTAAAAAAGCTAAAGGTGGTAAAGTTAGAGGTCATGGTATGGAATCAAAAGGTAAAACAAAAGGTAAATTTATTTAAGGAGTAATAAAATGGCTTATAAACATCATGATGAACATGTAACACAACACGAAGACGGTGGTCATAAACACCATTCAGATATGTATGGTAAACATGCAGCTGGTCATAAAAAACACGCTGACCATATTAAAGTTATGGGTGCTGGTGCTGTAGAAGATCATGGCGATGAAGAAATGCCAACACACGGCAGAATGGACTAAATATGATGGCCTCTCGTGGTATGGGGGATGTAAATCTTTCAAAGATGCCAAAGGCCAAAAAGATTGTCCGAAAAGACAATCCTAATGATGTTGAAGTTTATAAAAAAGGCGGTGAGGTTTGGAATAAACCACGCCCTAAATCATTAGGTAAACCTAAACCATTGTCATCTGATAAAAAATCTAAAGCTAAAGCTATGGCTAAAGCAGCAGGAAGACCTTATCCAAATTTAGTAGATAATATGAGAGCTGCAAAGCGTAAATAATGGCATATACATCAGGTACATCTTCATTTAATTTAACTTTATCTGAAATCGTTGAAGAAGCTTTTGAACGATGTGGTAAAGAACTTCGCACGGGCTACGATTTAAGAACTGCCAGACGTTCACTTAATATACTTACTATTGAGTGGGCTAACAAAGGTATTAACCTATGGACTGTAGAAGAAGGTCAAATACCATTAGTTCAAGGTCAGATTAGTTATCCATTACCTGTAGATACTATTGATTTATTAGATCAAGTTATTCGTCAAAATGCAGGTACAACTAATCAAACTGATATCAACATAACACGTATTTCAGAAACAACATATTCAACGCTACCTAATAAATTAACACAAGGTAGACCTATTCAAGTATGGATTAACAGACAATCGGGGAATACTAATGCAACCACAGCTTTACTTTCTTCTTCTATTGGTGCTACTGATACTACTATTACAGTCAGTGATGCATCACAACTTGCTGCCGCAGGGTTTATTCAGTTAGATACTGAAGTAATCTATTATGCAAATGTTACTGGCAACCAATTACAAAATTGTGCTCGTGGTCAAAACAATACAACAGCTACTTCACATACAGCGGGTGTAGTTGTATATGTACCATGGCTACCATCTATTAATGTGTGGCCAACTCCAAATGCTGGTGGTAACTATGTATTTGTATATTGGAGACTAAGACGTATACAAGATACAGGCGGTGGTGGTACATTTATTCAAGATATGCCATTTAGATTTATACCTGCTATGATTGCAGGATTAGCATACCACCTAAGCGTTAAATTAGATGGTGTAGATCCACAAAGGGTAATGGGTTTAAAACAAGTTTATGATGAAACATTTCAACTTGCAGCCGATGAAGATCGTGAGAAAGCAAGCATTAGATTTGTTCCACGTAACATGAACTATTATAGGTAGTAAAATGGCTGATTTAGATAAAAGCATTAAAGATGCTATTGATGAAATAAAGATGGAAGATAGGACTAATAATCCTAGCCCTGAACAAAGAAGAATAACAGCTAAAAAAGGACCATTAGCTTTATCAGAAACATTTGAAGAAGGTAGTAGATATCCAGCTACTAAAGCTGCTTATACATCAAAAAGTGGTCGTAGTTATAGCAGTGAATATAATCCTAACGATAAGTCTTTAGAGTTTGCTACAGAAAATGGTGGAGTTGAACCAAGCGTAAACTTAAGCAAAGGCAAAATTGGATTTGGATTAAAAGTTCCACTAAAAAAAGGTGGAGCAGTTAAAGCCAAAAGAATACGTGGACACGGTATTGAAAAACGTGGTAAAACTAGAGGTAGATTTATATAATGCCTAGTAAATTTGCATCAGGCAAACACGCAATAGCGGAATGTGACCGTTGTGGTCAACGCTATAAATTAAAAGAGCTTAAAAAACAAACAATAAAAACAAAGCTCTACAATATTAAAGTATGCCCAAGTTGCTGGGACCCAGATCATCCACAACTACAATTAGGTCTTTACCCTGTTAATGATCCACAGGCAGTTAGAGAACCAAGACCTGATGTATCATATTACCAATCAGGAAATAGTGGAGTTTTAACTAATCCTTCAGCAGGAACTAGTGTTGCTGGTTATGGTACTCCAGAAGGTGGTAGTAGAGTATTTCAATGGGGATGGGCTCCAGTAGGTGGAGCAAGATTATTTGATACAGTTCTTACACCTAATGACTTAATTGGACTTAGTGCTGTAGGAAGTGTTACAATAACAACAACTTAAATTAGGAGAAGTAAAATGGGTTTTAAATCAGGTGCTCAAGGCATTAACAAGACAGGTAAAACCAAAGGTAAAAACTTAGGTGATACAGGTCCTAACGTAGGTATTGAATCTGGTAAAGGTTCTAAAGGTGCATCAACAGTTACTGGCCAAGCTATGAGAGCTGTAGGTCGTAATCTAGCTCGTGCTAACAATCAAAAAAAGGGTAGATAATTATGGAAAAGAAAGTTAATCCAACTCCAGCAGGAGAGTATCCATTAGGTCACGCTAAAGAAAATAAAGACGCTAGTGCGTATACAGGTTTTGTATATCCATCAGGTGGTGGTGATGATATTGGAGTTTACAAACAACCACAAGATATCCAAGTCCCTAGTGAGATTTATGAACAAGGCACTAACACAAATCAAATGAATGTTTCTGCTGGCAATGCATCTAAAAATGCTTTCGCTCCAGAAAATAGATTTGGTCAAAAAGAAATGCGTGGATATGGTGCTGCAACTAAAGGTCGTAAAACTAGCGGTAAACAAGGATAATTCTAGTGAATTATTTAGAACTATACCAAGCAATTCAAGACTATAGCGAGAATACTGAGGCATTATTTGTCCAGAATATTCCTCGCTTTGTTCAAGAAGCTGAAGATAGAATTTATAATGCTGTTCAAATACCTGCATTACGTAAAAACGTATTAGGTAATATGACATCTGGCAATCAATATTTATCAGTGCCTACAGATTATTTATCTACGTTTTCTATTGCTGTTATAGACTCTACAGGTACTTATAGCTATCTTTTAAATAAAGATGTTAACTTTATTAGAGAAGCCTATCCAAGTCCTACATCACAAGGAGTACCCCAATACTATGCATTGTTTGGTACTCAATATAGTGATTTAAATTCATTATCCTTTATACTAGGACCAACACCTGATAGTAGTTATTCAACAGAATTACACTATTTTTACTACCCAGTTAGTATTGTACAAGGTGTTATTAGTGCTTTTGGTAGTATTACTGCAGGTTCTGGTTATGTAGCAGGATCATATGAAAATGTTCCTATGACTGGTGGTAATGGTACAGGTGCCATAGCTACAGTTGTAGTAGGTTCTACAGGAACAGTAACTTCAGTAACTGTAGTTAATGGCGGTTCAAGTTATGTAGTTGGAGATGTATTATCTGTAAGTCCATCATATCTAGGTAATTCAGGTTCTAACTTTTCAGTTCCTGTAAATGCAATCAATAATCCTACAGGTACTTCATGGCTAGGTAATAATTATGATCCTGTATTATTTTATGGTGCTATGCGTGAAGCTATGCTTTTCATGAAAGGCGAACAAGATTTAGTTACCTATTATGAACAAAAGTATCAAGAAGCTTTAGCACAACTTAAACGTCTTGGTGATGGTCTTGAACGTGGTGATGCATACCGTGAAGGTCAAACTAAACTTAAATATAATAATCTATAATGTCAATTATTCAAACGCAAACAACTACGTTTAAAGTTAATTTAGCTAGTGGAGCAGAAAACTTTAGTTCAACATCTACTAATGTTTATAAAATTGCTTTATACAATGGTAACGCTAGTTTAGATAGTACAACCACTGCATATACTTCTACTAATGAAGTTACAGGTACAGGATATACTGCAGGCGGACAAGTTTTAACAATAGTTCCTGTTGTAGGTGATACAACAAACAATACTGCCTTTTGGTCTTTTAATAATGTAACTTGGTCTCCTGCAAGTTTTACAACATCAGGAGCTTTGATATATAATAGCGGCACAGGAGCATCCGTTGCTGTATTAAATTTTGGTAGTTCTAAAACAGCACTAAATACATTTACAATAACATTTCCAACAGCAACATCATCATCTGCTGTTCTTCGTATAAGTTAAGGAGTAATTATGATTAGAGAAAAACAAGGCTCAGGTGATCACGCTATAGCCACATTAAATACCAGTGGAGTGACGAATGAATCATTTGGTATTGAAGGAAGATACCATGTTATTTGCCGTGATAAAGATGGCAATTTAAAATGGGAAGAACAATTTGATAACCAAGTAGTGCAAGTAGGTAAGATTTTAATGCTTAATACCTTACTTTATACTGCATCTGGATATACTTTAGTAGGTCCATACTTAGGTTTAGTATCTGGTTCTTCAAATACATTCTCACCTACAGACACTATGACATCTCACACTGGATGGACAGAATTTACTAACTACACAGTAGGTGGTTCAGCAGTGCGTGGTACAGCTGTATTTGCAACAGCAACTGGCAATAACAACACTACACCAGGTTCAAACATTGTAACCCTATCTGCAACTGCTATTACATACACCATTACTGGTGCTGGTGGTACAGTAGGTGGATGTTTCTTAGTTACAGGAACAGGCGCAGTTAATACACAATCATCTACCACAGGTACTTTATATAGTGCTGGTGCATTTGGTACACCTAAAGCTACAACAGTAGGAGACACAGTAGCAGTCACATACTCCACAACTGCAACAAGTTAAGGAGCTTAAATGGCTCTTCAAATAGCAGACAGAGTCCAGGTAACCGCTACAGCTAACACCACAGTAAGTTTTACTCTTGGTTCAGCTGTAACGGGTTATCAATCATTTGCTACTGCTGGTATCACCAACGGTAACACTGTATTTTATGGATCATCAGACGGTACTAACTGGGAAGTTGGTATTGGTATTTACTCGTCTACAGGTCCTACCCTAACTCGTTCTACAATATTATCCTCAAGTAACTCTGGTTCAGCAGTATCTACATTTGGTTCTTCAGTGAATGTATGGATTGATTATCCATCAGCTCAAGCAGTCTATAATGATCCTCTTAATGGTGTTGTAACACCTTCTACCTCAATATTTAATAACAACATAGTAGACAAACAACTCTACTTACAGGGTGGGAATAATTTAATATTACAATCACAAACATTTACTACGTCACCTTGGACTACAAGTAATTCTAGTGTTACATTAAATACT